TGCTTTATTTATCGCGAATACTGCCGTAATCGAGAAGACGTATCTGTCTGGGGAGCCAACATACGGCGTGCTTCTCAGTATGAGCTAGACTCGATAGCGGCGAAGGTTGTTGACCCATCGGCTAATCAGAAGCGAGGAGTCAAGTCAGTTTACGAGCAGTTGATAGAAGCGACGGGATGGAGTGACTGGGAACTCGGAGACAATGACCGCATCGGTGGAAAGCTGCTGGTCCACGAGTTCCTGAGATGGAAGCCACGACCGCCTCGCTACGTCCCACGGGATGGTTTCTCTCACGAGACTTTCCAGTGGGTGCTTCGGAATAAAGGAAGCGCAGCCGCTCAACAATACTACGATCTGTTTCAGCCCGAGCCCCCTGAGACAAAGACGATTCCGAGGCTTCAGATCACCCGCTCGTGTCAGGAGTTGCGAAGGACGATTCCGCTGTGCGTATACAAGGAGCGTGACGGACATCAGACGGAAGACGTCGCAGAGTGGAATGGCACCGAAGAACATCCTGGCGACGACCCGTATGATGGACTCCGCTACCTGCTGAAGGCGGTTGACAGATTCACGAGAGGCGTCAAGAAGGAGTTTGCGAAGCGAAACGAATTGGCGATAATCCACGAGAAGCTCGCACAGACTGGCGATCAGAACACCTTCTATCGACAGATGGCTCGCTACGAAGGGGACCAAAATAAGAATCCTGGCATCTGGAGAGGAAGAAAGCGTGGGCGTCATTTCGTGGCTGGAAGGTCTTACGTCGCGACCCATAACCGCTGAATCGCTTGTTAAGGCTCTTCAGAGTCAGAACGAAGAACTCAGGGTTGAGTTAGGCGAGGAGATTGAGAGAAAGACTTCAGCTATTGCGCGTCTCATCGATAGCTTGGAGCAAATCAAGTATCTCAGAGGACAGATCGAGCTTTACCAAAAGAGGCTCGGTTTGATTATTGAGGAGCGACCGAAGGATGCTGAGAAAGTGATGGAACCCATCGCTCGAAAGAGGGAACCATTTCACGCTGCGGCTCAGCGAATCGAGACTGAGAGAACGAAGAAATACTGGGAGGCGCGAGCAGCCAAGGCTGCTGACGCTGTAACCAGCGAGACGAGTCCGGTAACGGAGGACAAATGATCTCGATGCTGTTATTGATGTTGGCTGTCGTATGCTTCGCTATCAGCACGTGGACACCCGTCACACCTAGCTGGCATCGTCTCGTTGCGGCGGGTCTCGCAGCGTGGGCACTTGCTCAGTTGCTCTCACAGGTTATCAAGTAAATGGGCGAAGTTCCAGTTCTCGAAGAAGAGCTTCCGATGGAAGCCCTGGATACTGACTTCCAGGAGATTCCTCCCGAAGAAGCTCTGGCTCCCGTAACTCCTGAAGAGCCAGAGGAGGTTTGGGAGACTCGGGAGGGTCGCTTACTCAACACGCTCATCGAGCAGCTTGAGTTGGGGGAGAACACCGTCCGTGAGATGATGGTGAAAGTCTGGAGGAAGCACGAGAACTACTGGAGAGACCGTCAGTATATCATCTGGGATGAGTTCTCAGGTGATTGGCGCACTCCTGACGAGATGCGAGAGCTTGACTCATCTCTCGATATCGACCCGGCGTCCTACGCGAAGATTGTCAACGTCTACAAAGCTCACGGGGAGGCTATCATCTCAGCTTTGTCAGCTGGACTCCCGTATGTCCGCTTCTTCCCCGATGACGCCGACTCCCAGGACGACGTTTTCACGGCAAAAGCCTACTCGAAACTTGCTGAGCTGATTCAAAAGCGCAACAAGGGTCAGCTTATCTTCATTCGCGCACTCTCCATCCTCTATAATTTCGGAACTGTGTTCGCTTACAACGAAAATAAGGACACGACGCAGTTCGGAACCTTCAAAAAGTCGATTTACACTGACGTTCCGGTCATAAATCGCAACAATTTCTGTCAAAACTGCGGTCAGATGCTCGGTTCTGAGCAATTCGACGTGGCTTCGCCATCTTCAGGTCCGGCAGACCCTTCGATGGGCGCGCAAGAGAGCTTTGGAGCGCCTCCCGCTCAGGCTCAGGCTCCTCAAATGGGTCCAGAAACTGTTCAGCCACCGAACGGTTCTCAGGTTTGCCCAAATTGCGGCGTTGAAGCTCCTCCAGACTTCGAGGACTACGAAGAAACCATTTCACGTCTCAGTGGAATCACCGAAGAGCCAAAATCTCATGAAGCAATCGAAGTTTTCTCTGCGCTTCATGTCAAAGTGCCTCACTGGTGCACTTCGCAAGCTCAGACTCCTTATCTCACGCTCGAAACTGAGGAGCACACCGCTTACCTCAAAGAAGTCTATCCTGAGGCAGGTGAAAAGATCGCGCCAACTGGTGATGACTCCACGGGCGATAGGATGGGTCGCCGCAATGCGGACTACCGAGGCGAAACTCCCCGTGATCTCTCCACCTTCCGTCGAACTTGGCTACGACCCTGGGCCTTCAACGCTCTCGGAGGCGCAGATGACGTGGCTTATCTCAAGAGCAAGTATCCCAATGGGGTCTACGTCGCCCGAATCGAGGATGTCGTCGTCGAGGCTATCGAGGACAGGTTGGATGATCACTGGACGATCACCATCAACCCGACCTCGAGTCATCTTCATGCAGACCCCCTTTCACAGTCTCTAGTTCCAGTCCAGGACATTACGAACGAACTGACGAACCTTACTCTCGAAACGATTGAGTTCGGTATTCCCGAAACTTTCTATGAGAGCGATGCCCTTGACGCAGAACAATACAAAAAATCTGAAGCCAGACCGGGGATGTTATATCCCGCAAAGAGTCGGCCTCAGATGGGTCTTGACTCCTCGTTCCATACCATCAAAGCGTCAGCCCTCTCCCAGGAAGTTGATACGTTTGCTGACCGAATGACGCAGGCTGGTCAGTTTGTCAGTGGAGCGTTCCCGACAATTTGGGGCGGAGCGATGGAGGGTGGTGGTGGCACCGCGAAAGAATACGAGTCGTCCCGTGCGATGGCTCTCCAGCGTCTGAACCTCAGCTGGATCAACATCAAGAGTTGGTGGGCGGAACTGATGGGCAAGTCCGTCAGAAGCTTCGCTGCCAACATGAAGGACGACGAGAGATACGTTCAAAAGAAGGGAAGCTCGTTCATCAACGTGTGGATCAAGCGCGCGGAGATGAATGGGAAGGTGGGTCAGGTCGAGTCTGATATCTCCGAGGCGTTCCCGATCTCATGGGCGCAGAAGCGTGACATCCTCATGAACCTCATCGCGATGAAGAATCCGATGATTGAGGCTGTATTCCAGCATCCTGAGAACGCGGGAATTATTGCAGCGACGGTTGGCTTCCCCGATCTCTACATCCCTGGGGATGACGACCGCAACAAACAGCTGTATGAAATCTCGCAACTCGTCTTAGCTCAGCCCATCCCAACTGGGATGCCTGGACCTGACGGACAAGAGGTCTTGCAGCCCACGTTGCCCATCAATCTGTGGGACAACCACGGAGTCGAGGCTGAAACCTGTAAGGCTTGGCTCAAGTCTGAGGTTGGCCTCGATGCGAAGGAGACGAATCCTGCTGGCTACATGAACGTCGTCGCGCACATGCAGCTGCACGATTATCAGGTTCAGATGGCCGCTGCTCAAGAAGCTGAGGCTGAAAATGAGGACGGCGGTGACAAGAAAGAACCCCCGTCAAATGAGGGTGGAGAATAATGCCAATCTATTATATCCCGTTTAACACTCCCACGGTAATCGCGCAGAACGTCGTCTTCGCTCTGCCAGCCAGGGCGTGTCGTGTGATGGCTTCCGCTGCCATCGAAATCGGTCAAACTGACGCTGGTCCGTTTGCTGCGCTTGCGGGATATGCGACGGGCGCAGAAGTAGCGGCTGGATTCATTCGCTGCCCTGGTGGAAGCGCAACCATCACGTGCAAGCCTCTTAGCTAAGGAGAGATATGAGGGATTTTCTCAAACTCCTCTATAGTCCCGACGACACTCCGGGAACCGGGGAAACGTCTGATGACGGGACAGAGGGAACTGAAGCCGATGGTGATGCTACGGACGATACTGAAGGCTCTGAAGAAACCTTCGACGAAGCTCCGCCCGAAGAAGAAGCCGAAGATGACACAGAACCTGAAGAAGAAGGAGAAAAGAGCGAGGACGAAGAGGAGACTAAAGAGGAAGAAAAAGACGAAGAAGAAGTCTTCCAAGGTCGTCCCACGCTAACCGATGTCAAAGCGAAGTATCCGAAAATCTTCAAGGAGTTCCCGGAACTCCGCGAAGTCCTCTTTAGAGAACAGAAGTTCTCAGAGGCTTTTGGAAGCGTCGAGGAAGCTCAAGAAGCTTCTTCAAAAGTTCAGAACTTCGACACGATAGAAGCTGCTCTGATGGCGGGAGATAGCACTCCTATCCTCGAACAGCTCGGAGCGAACGCACCTGACGCGCTCAATGCTATGGTGGAGAACTTCCTCCCACAGCTGGCGGCGAAGAGTCAGGATCTCTACATCAAGGCGACGATTCCCGTCATTGAGCAGTTCCTGAGCGCAGGATACGAATACGGGAAGCAAACAAACAACGCCAACCTGATGCGGTCGATGCAGCATGCAGCGAACTACATCTTTGGTAAGTTCGATATCCCAGACCCTTCGCGACGGGGAAGGCCGGCCGGTCCACATCCCGCCGAGCAGAGGCTTGAACATGAGCGGAAGGTCTGGGCTCATACACGGTTTCAGGAGGCAAGCTCAGAGGTCAGCACGGAAATTGACCACGAGCTTGAGACTGAAATCCTCAAGGGACTTGACCCTGATAAGAAGATGAGCGACCGGCAGCGAAACTCGCTCATCAAGAACATCAAGGACGAAATTGACGCAACCCTCTCAAAAGACGAAGGTTTCCGACGTCAGATGCGGGGGTTGTGGCAGCGAGCTTCGACGGCGAACTACACCAAAGACCAGAGAGCCAGCATAAAATCCGCGTTCCTGGCGCGCGCCAAAGCTCTGGTTCCGGGTGTTCGTGGTCGTTTACGTGCGGAATGGTTTGGGGAGAAATCAATGAAGAAGACCGGAACGAAGCCAAACGGAAAAGATGAACTGTCTTCTCTGGGAAAGAAGCGCTTCAGTCAGGTATCTGGGGGGTCTTCTTCAGGGAAGGCTACGAAGCCCCCTTCGTCCAGAGATGTCGATTTCTCGAAGACGAGCGACATGGACCTGATTGAAGGTCGGTTCACCCGGAGGAAGTAACAATCATGGCACTTGCAGAAACGCAGGTCGTCGCGAACGAACTCGAAAGGGTGGAACCAACAGTTCCGACCCTGTTCGATCGTGACTCGGTGTTCTATGCGAACATCGAAAAGCGGCCTGTCGAAAAGGTCTCGAATCGGGATATGCGTATCCCGCTCGAGCTCCGGCCCGGTGGACTCTTCGGTCACTATGATCCCGCTGGTGGGGACATGGGACGCGGCGAGGGACCGAGCTTCGACAAGGCACTCATCAACACGGTCCACCTGAAGCATGCGGTGGAATGGCACAAGAAGGCGGAGTGGGCGACTGATGATGCTCGTAAGAGTGTCGTCAACACGTTCCGTCACCTTCTCGCGAAGTCCATGTCGGAGTTCCGTCGTCATGTGGACAGCCTCATGATGACCTCCGGCAACGGTCAGGTGGGAACCATCTCGGCGGTCTCCAACGCGGGTGGCTTCGACACGTTGACGTTGGGCACTGACGGTTTCGGTGCGCGTTTGCTCCGTTACGGTCAGAAGGTCAACATCTACGCGGCGAACCTCTCGGGTCCGGTTCACTCGACGGGCGTGGAAACTCCCATCACCTACCTCGATCTGGAGAACAAACAGATCAAGGTGGCAACCGTCACCGGCTCCGCTGCGGGGCAGGCCGTTCTCCTGTCGGGTCTCTCAGGGGCTTCGCCGACAAGCCTTCTCGGAGTTCCCTATCACATGAACAACGCATCCACTGGGACGTGGCTTGGCTTGGATCGCGGGTCGATCCCCGAGATTCGTTGCTCTCGTGTGAACGCAAACTCATCGCCGCTCTCACTCCCGTTCCCCCGTCTTGCGGTAAACAAGATCGGGGACCGCGTGGGAATCGAGAACGGGATGAAGTTCCAGGCATGGATGCACCCATGTCAGTCGCAGGCTTACGAAGACCTTGGCCAGATGGTCTCGGTCATCAACAAGACTGCGAAGCAGGAGGGACTCGACCTCTACTTCGATGTCCAGCAGCTCGCTGGCATTCCGATCCGCAAGTCCTACTCGTGGGACAAGCGTCGGATTGACCTCATCGTGAACGAAGCGTGGGGCCGTGCAGAAATGCACCCCGCTGGCTTCTACGAGGAGGGTGGCCGGAAGATTTTCGAGCTGCGCGGCGTTTCGGGTGGTGTCGCGGCGGCCTCGATCTTCTACATCGTGTGCTCGTTCAACCTGTTCATGAAGAATCCCACGCAGGGAGTCTACATCGACAATCTGGCGGTCCCGAGCGGTTACTAACTCATGACCGAGCTCGAGATTATCAACGAACGTCTGGTTTTGTTCTATGGAACAGAACTAGACGGTCGTCCCCGTTACCGAGTTTCCTGGACTTCCTCTCAAATCGAGAGGAGGTTCGGGGAATTTAATGAGTTCTATGGCCATATTTTTCTACGCAGAACTGTCGGGCTGCAAGATGTCCCGAAATATCCGTATGATGCGGAGCGTTGGGTCATTGAGAGACTTTTTTACGTCCAGAACAAGGAAATCGTGGCTGAGAAGCCAGGTTCCTACGAGCCAGTCTACATCCTCAAGGATTCTGAGGGCCAGTTCCTCCCGCTCAACTGGAGAGTAGTCAGTTTGGTCGTT